TCCCACCACCACCCGATGGGCTTCCTTGTGCCGCCGGTGTGACTGCCGCTGAGCCAGTTGACCACGCTTGTTTCAATGTATCTATATTCGAATTTATCTTCTCCAAAATACCCTTTAACGTATCGCCTAAAGGAATCGGTTCGCCACCACCCTTAACTTTCATTTTTAGTATGGGATCAAGCGTTATATTTTCCTTATCGATAAAAATTTTTGACATATCGCCACTTTCAGGATCAACGACTTCAATATTAATATCCGTCGATGATGTGACCTTCGTTGATGTGGGTGTTAACAATACGGTCGTCGTTTTCTCATTTTCAACATCCATCACGGTCGCCTCGATCTGCTTGAAAGATTTCACGGAAACATTCCCATTCACAACTTCCATCTTATCACCGTTCGTGTTGAGTTCAATCCCGGACCCCTCGTCACCGTTAACAACAACTTTCAATTTCCGAGGGCCTATTCCATCAACATTCACAAGTAAAGTTTGGTCGTTAAGTGATGCTTGTATTAGAAATGATCCGTTATCATCCTGAAAGATTTTTCGATAATTACCCTCCTTGAATGTCACACCACTATTCGTACTTGGAATTGTCGCTATCACTAACGGTTTTTCACCGAATTCAGGTTTAACCAAAATAATCGGGGTACCTAGCTCATTCTCTGACTCAGGGATTTTTAAGTATTGATAAACTTGTTCGGTGACCAAGCAATTATGTATAACCGCATTGTTTCGATCTATCATGACTGAAACTCTGAGATTTTTATCACAGGTATCAATAAAATCATCTCTTTCAACGCCGGCGGGTAATATCACGTACCCGATCTCAATCGAATACCCTCCGTTAAGAACAGGAATTCCTGTCACTCCTTTATTAAATTTCATTGCCATGTTATAAATATCTTCTTTTTAGCATGTACTCAAAAACATCCTCGTTTATATTGAAATCAGATTTTATCATTGATGACGAATTAAACGCGTTTCCCGTTCTCCGATTCTCCAATATCGATTTACGCAATTCTTCAGTATTCACAATATTAAAATACGAGTATCGAACGGGGGCTGTTTTATTTTGATCGATTGCTGTCGTCCTTGCCCTTTCAAATCCCAAACCAACTGTGTTTGTTCGCGGATTCCGGGCCATCCTCACTTCACCAGTATCAACACCCTTAATCAAATCCCATCTCATACCTCTTTCGACCTGAATCGTTGTTACCCTGTCAATATTTGAACCTATCGTGAGGCTATTATCAACACCGGTAACGTAATACAATTCATCCGTTGCGTCAAGTCTGATAAATGTCCCGACCTTTATCCTTCTGTCACCATTAATCTGAATGGTTCCCTTTCTTGTGAAGGGTAAATACACGAATGATTCGATCAAAAACAGAAGATCATTTAATATCGCCTGTGATATGAAATCAATATCGCCTATCTGCTCCTGCCCTTTTAACGCCCCCGTGTACAAATAGATGTCTGATATTTGAAGACGTTTATTCCCGAACACTTCCGCCATCTGCGGTAAGAAAACAACCGGGATGTTTGCGGCCGTTGTTTTACCCTCCTCGCCGGTCGATGTGTCTGATGGTGTTACCTGATACCACGCGTATGATGTTGTATCATACCCAAGGGTTAGATTTAACAAATCCTTGTTTTCTATTGTGATATAGTTCGCCGAATCATTTATAACGCTTCTAATTGACTCGCCAGTAAAAGGTGGCTGTCTGACGGTAAAATTAAACATATCAATCCATGTATCACCGAATATTTCGACGAACGGTGGCTGACATATCCTGTTAAATAATTCGAGAAGCGTTCCGTCCGCGCCGCCCAGATCCCCGGATAAAACCCGGTCGTTAATATGTTCATCAAAAAAGAACTTTATGATCGACCAAACTCCCTTTAAATTTCGATTTTCATCATCTATTCCCTCAACCTTGTTCAATTTACTCAATCGCTCCCCATAACTACTAAAAACATTACTTGATATTATCCCAAGATTTGATAATCTATTCACGACAAATCCCAGGTATTCCTTTATACTTTTCAGGCTGTAATTAAGAAAATATTGCTCAAATTGACCTGTTAGAATGTTTCTCTTAAACACCCCGGAATTCTCATCATCCATCCACATGAAACGATTATCGCTCGCTGACATAAATCGATATGAATAAAAATAAGACCCATCTTCCGACAAAAGTTTCATGAAATCACGTCCCTTGATTGAGATCGATTTGTCAGTGTATGAGAAATTCGTCGTTACATCAACGGAATCAATCAACCCCATCATATCCCAAACGCGGTACCATGACAGGTTCTCATCTGGATCAGTAATCGGGTTAGCGAGGGTACTTAATTTCAGTACCTGACCGCTTTCATATCCAACATCATCTTTCTCAACTTGTAGCCTTTCAAATCTTATAAAAACAAGATCATTATACTGTATGTATTTCTCAAAATAATCAGCAATCAATTCATCTCGATTCCCCGTGAAATTAAACGTATTAACAGAACCTTTCTGGTTAACTGCGGTTGGATATTCAACATCAAACTCCAAACTTTTAGCGGGGTTGAGTGTTATCGAAAACGCCCCCATTGCCATGTTCTTCGATGTGTTACATGCCACAACGAGAGGTGATACATCTATCAACTCATCTAATACTTTACTATAAATCCACACACGGACGTTTAAATTCACAACCTGTGCGTCAATCGATACTCTGTCGATGTGCGATATAAGCGATTCAAGTTTATAATAACCGTCACTACTTTGCAGTATTTTCTGATATTCATTAAAATACGCGTTGAAATTATCTTGTTTCAGATACTGATTCTTCCCGTAAATCAATTGTTTTTCAACCATCGTTTTATTCAAAGGAACTCGCACAAAAATCCCCGCTTTTATCATGGTAGGATCAGCACCGCTCATCCACTTCAACTGTTCCTCTGGAGTGTAAGTTTTTACGATTTTCTGTCGATTTGTTAGATTCGATGATCCTGTGAAATCAAGAAAATCTTTTACGGTTAAGGGTGCCCCACCCGTTAAACCGTTATCATCATTGAATTTTGATACAAAAGCACTAACTTCTATATCCTCTCCTATCGTTACAACCATGCTTTTCATCTTCCAAATAAACTAAGGATTGAACCTATTAATGATGTAGGATCCAACATCGCCGAAGCACGAGCGGCTGCCGATAATCTTTCACCCACCCCTCTGTTTTCATCCTTCATCAGAGACATTAAATCGTTTATCTGTTTTGCCCTACGCTCCGGATCATCGTATAAAAAGTTAAGTAACTCATTCATTTTACCCACTATTGCATCTTTTAATGAGTCAATACCTCTCGTGATCTGCTCCTGTGTTGTTGTTAGTTCTCGTGCACGAGAATCTGAACTCGGACCTCCCCCGGTTTTTATTTTACTGATTGCCTCGTCTAAGTTACCCGATGTATATGCTCTGTAAAGTGCTTCAGTATCAGCATGAGATAATCCTGTTAATCCTTTAAGCAAATATTTCGTGCTCACTTCATTACCACCAGATAGACTAGACGCTTGTGATAGATATTGGCTTAAAAATTGTGTGTTATTTAATGGATTCTCAGCCATCATTGCAAGATCCCATGTATTTGCATTCGGGCTAACCATTGCCGCTGCCCTGTATGCAAGCCCCCTTGCTAACGGATTCTGATTACTTCCGATATTCTGCAATCCGCCAACAATCCTATTTAACTGAGCACCCTGAATACCGCTTTGAGTTAAACCGCCGATAACCCCTGCAATGGCATTTTGATTAAAATCACCCCTTGAATTTAATACACTCTGTGCCGCACTTTGATACGCACCCAAAATTTCAGGTAATAACGCTAAATTTCCAAAACCATTCCTTGTAATTCGCGCAAGTGCGTTGATGGCGCCGGTCGCTGTTCCTCCTTGACCAAATCTACCCAAAGATAGCATTTGATCATATTGTCCATTATCAATCGCGAGCGCTCTTTGTTGTGCGAAATTAGAAAGTGCCTGCCGGGGTGAATAAAGTCTCCCGGTCGCTCTTTCATATGCAATCATGCGGGATGTTAATTCCCCCGATTTCAAACCCAATGCAATTGACTTTTCATCCCATTGAGTTACCATATCTCTTGCACGATCAAGCGATGTATCATGCATGACTGCCAAATCTCTTGCACCAATCGCTTGATCGGAATATCTATTCCAACCCCACATGCCGGCCCCAATAATCGCCCCCGCAGTCAACCCTGCGGGTCCAAATCTTGAAATCATTCTGCCTATACCACCGCCAGCACCCGCGGCAGTAAGGGCTCCCGTTGTAAATAAATTACCCCAAATACCGCCTCCGCCTGACTCGCCAAGCGCAAATTGATCTTTTAATATATTGGCCGCCTCCTGTCTCCGTATTATATCCTGTGCGTCACCAGTTCTTTTTCCTTCAAGTCTCGCAATCCATTTAGCAGCATCATCTTTCGATGTAATTCCAAGCCGTCTTACAAGCTCTTCCGCCGAATTTTTAGCGTCATTTTTCGTATTATCCGCTATCTCACGAAGAAGTTTAATAAGTAACGCATCGCCCTGCCTATCGGCCTGTATTGACCTTAATCCACTGCGATATTGTTCCCTGCTCAAATACCCTTGATCATATCGTGATCTTAGTTGAAATGCACGCTGAGTTTGATCAATCCTACTTTGCCGCTCAAATTGCCTGATTTTTTCGTTGATATTCGAACTAATATCACCACCGGAACCCAGAGCACCTGATGCCATTTCCGAGTAAAGTTCCCGCGCCCTTTTACTGGGTGACATGTCACTTTCAAGTATCTCGCGGAGACCTCTTACCTGCGCGGTATAGTAGGCCCTGTTCGCCTCAAGCCCCTTGAGGTTCGATTTATATTCCCTCGCAGAAATTGCGCCGCCCTTAAATTCAGCCTCTAATTCTTGTCTCCTTAAAGCGTTCGCTTTTTGATTTCTTGTTTCAAATAAACGAATCTGTTCCGATATATGTCGGTTAACATCACGTAAATCCTTCGCTTGTTCACGGGCGTTTTTAGCGAATTTATCGTATAATTCAGCAGCACTCTGTCTCAGTTCTTTTACCCTTGAATCATCGACCTGAATTTTAACCCTGGCATTGTTGTCCATTTTGAGCCTCCTGCATCTTTTGTAAAAACTCTCGTGCTTCAGCTGCACGATCCTCGGGTGTTCGATCTATCTTCCTTGATTTCAGAAAATCGCATTCATTTGGTTTATACTCATCGGTATCCTGAATCTCATTAAACAATCGATCTTCCTCCCATTCTAACCGCATATTTAAAAAAGAAGATTCCCTATGTTGTTGCGACATGAAGGGAATCTTATGTTTTTCTCTATACCACCTGTCGATCGGAAATTTGAGATTCCATTTTACCATGAACTCTCTAAACTCATTCGACATGGCCGTTAAATTTTCATCAACTTCTCAATTTCATCTGCGAGGGGTTTCACATCCCGGTTAAAGGCCTCCTTGATCACCGCGAAATCTTTCAAACCTAAATCTCTGATTTCACACTTCAAATCTTCCATGAATTTAGGACACAACACCCTCAATGTCGCCTCGATATCAATAATATCTAACGCATTCATCGCACTGTTTGTTGCTGACGTAACCAAACTCGCGTACATTCCGTTGGATAACATCTGTTTGTAAACTTCAATATCCCGGTACTGTCCGACTGTGGGTAGATTGATCTCGTACTCATTCTGAACAGTCGATGTCTTAACTTTAAATAAAATTTTTTCCTTCATATCTGATTTTTATTAACTCATTGTCATGGGAGTCTTGTATCGACCTGAAATATCCGTTGTTGCAATACCACCTGTTGCGACACTCCATGACATATTTTCCATGACGCAATCGCGTGCCCTCATGATGGTGTTTCCCGTTGTGTCCGTTTCTGTAACAAGACGGTTTGTCTCATCAACACCCGTTGCTTGTTTACGATACACAACAATAGAGAAAGTTAACGACATCAATGAGATGGTATTGATAACTTCGTCAACGGATCCGTATCTATTCAACATTTTCTTAAACCAAGGAGTATCAAATCCTATAAAGAAATAGTTGCTACTGAAACTACAATCAACAGCAGTCGGTACAAATTCATTAACCAATAAGTCACCGAGACCCCTAACCGGAGTTAGGGTGGTCTGTTCGGTGAACTGAACCTGCTGCATTTGACCAACAAGTTCATTATCTATATAAACTGCGGCTTGAGGTGCCCCGAAAGATTTAATCGAATCCATTTATTTAGTTTTTAAATACAAATCCGGTGAAGAATATCTTATTAATCTCATTATTAATGACAATACCGTACGTTACCCAGTAATAATCATCTTTCTTCGTCACAGTTACGTTACGATAAGAGAGAATTAGATTATCGGTATTCGAATTGGCGGTTCTTGTTAAGAGATAATTCTCCGTCCAATTTTTCAAAATACCCACACTTAATGTGTTCGCATTTACACCGTTCTCGGCACCCAGCAAATCAATTTCACTGTTCACAATCAATTCTTTGTTAATCTGATCAACAATTCTCATGAATTGAATTGAGAATGATTCCCCGTTTCCTGTGAACAACACTTGATTATCCTGCAATGTGTTTATACCCTGAAGTACAACAAATTTCTGAAGACTTTCGTTATAAACGGTGACGAGCACACCCGCATCAAGAGCTTTTTTCTTATCCGTTTCGGTTAACTGGTGTTTTAGTTTTGAAACCCCTATACTCTTATTTGTAACAGGGATTTGAGGCGCCTTACCTGCCGTACGACCGATAATGCTGCACAGATTATACATCACACCCCACCAACGGTATCCAATTCCCAGTGCGGTGGAGGGCATCCCCACCCCGCCGTGAACGACACAAACATGGGACGAATTGAATCCTTGCGCTGCCTCTAATGATGTCGAAAAATCTCCCTGATCTTCTCCCACGCCGATAAATACTTGTTTTTTAAATTTCGCCACGTTATTAACATGAGCGATTAACGCTTTATTCATCGCGCTATTATAGTTTTGTGTACCGTACTGATCCGTGAAAACAAAACTTTCATCCAAATTCACGATAGCAGAGAGAACATTATCAAAATATTCACCACTATACGTTTCATCACCGTCTGTTGCCGCACTGTATTTTGTAAGTACCGTTATATCCTGCTTGTTGATCTCCCCGGTACCTGTCGCTGCCGATGAACTATCCAACATAAACAATGAATTGAACGCGGAACTTGATCGAGCCCAGCTGATTAATTCATTTATGTTATTGAATTCAGGTGATTCAATAATCAATCGAGGTTCGGCTGATACTGCTGGAACTTCATTAAACGGTACGCCATCAGGTGCCAATCCCGTAAATGTTCCTCTCCAAATTTGAAAAATATACTTCGAAGGATCAAGCGTTCCTGAAACAATTGAAAACGCGTATCCGGTCGTAAGTTCCTCGGTTGCAGCTTCTCCCGCAGAATTTAAACCATTTGCGTTAAAACCTTCATCCAATGTAATTATCTTAAACACACCACCATTGGTGCCGCCTCCGGTTGCGGTAAATGTCATTGTCGCGGGTACTGTTGAAGCTGCTCTCACAAACATAAGCTCGGAGATACCAACCGCCGCGGGGTTACTGGCATCCGGGAAAAAGAGTGCGTTTGCTAGTTGCCAGTACCATCCACCTTTAACAAAGGACCTAAAATCTTCAATATTATCGAACCTATAGATGGCATTTTTCCCGTTGGCATTTTTCCCGTTGATACCTGATCCACCACCCCATTTTGCACCAAGCACACCGGTATCAATTATCAGGCACTTACCGTAGTCAAGTGCACGAGGGTCGTTTTGCTCCCCTGCGGCGATCGTTGCGTAAGCGCCCGGCAAAGTGATTTTTTTATTATTAAAATATACTGATATTGCCATTGTATACTATTTTTAAATCTAATCTTC